AGGACTTGCAACACGACCTCAGGCAAAGACTTTCATCTATGCTTTCCTCTACGGAGCGGGAGACGCAAAGATTGGAAGCATCGTCGGAGGAACTGCAGGAGATGGCAGTAAGCTTAGGAGGCGCTTTCTACGAAACACACCTTCTCTTGAAGCTCTACGAGAACGAGTTGGAGAAGCGTCTAGGAAAGGTCACCTCGTCGGACTCGACGGACGAAAGCTCTGGGTCAGATCAGAACATAGTGCACTGAATACCTTACTACAGGCCGCAGGTGCTATCGTTATGAAGAAGGCTCTAGTACACTTAGATCACTACGCAACGCAACACAAGATTGACTACAAATTCATAGGGAACGTACATGACGAGATACAATCGGAGGTGGTTACAGAACAAGCAGAGAAGTACGGGTGGCTTGCAGTCGAGTGCATCAAGGCGGCTGGCCTTTCATTTGACCTCCGGTGTCCTCTCGACGGAGAGTACAAGGTGGGTGACACATGGGCAGAAACGCACTAAGGAATAAAGCAAAACGGAAGGAGAACTGGGACAAGATATTTGAACACTTTGGAGGGCGCAAGTGCTCCGTGTGCGGCATAGAGTCAGAGTACCCTATCTACGACCTACACCACACAGACCCGACACAGAAGGACGTAGGCGTGTCGAAGATTGCTCACCATTCGTGGGAAAAAGTAAAGATAGAAGTAGAGAAATGTGTTCTGCTCTGCTCTAACTGTCATAGAACAGAACACGCTAAGGAAAGAGAATGAACAACAACATATACAATCTCGTAGACGATATCTACAAGGTAGTCTCAGAGAAGGAGATACCTGAGGGTGTTGATCTGTACGAAGAGATAGAAAACTTTGGCGAAGGGTGCAAACGCCTGATGTCCAACCTGTTCACAGAGAAACGTGACGGACGCAAGCTACGAATGTCTAACATCGGGCGCGACGACAGGTATCTGTGGAACGTGGTGAATAACCCTGATGTGCAAGAGGAGATGACGCCTAACACGTACGTCAAGTTTATGTACGGGCATCTGATCGAAGAGATGCTGTTGTTTCTCACCAAACTATCAGGACACGAGGTGACTGATGAACAAAAAAAGTGTGAAGTTGCGGGTATCACAGGTTCTATGGACTGCAAAATTGACGGTGTTGTCACTGATGTTAAAAGCACTTCCACTTTTGGGTTTAAAAAGTTCAAAGATGGAAGCTTGGCTTACGATGACCCGTTTGGGTACGTTGCTCAAATTAAAGGGTACGCACACTCCGAAGGTGAGACATCGTTTGGTTGGTTAGCGATGGACAAACAGAACGGACACCTAACGTACCTCCTGTACGACTCTGCAGATACTCAGGCTCCTATTTACGACAAGATTTCTTACGACATAGAGGAGCATATTGAACGCATAAAAAAGCTCGTAGAGCAACCAGAGTGGCCCGAAGTTTGTCACGAGACCGTACCAGACGGCAAAAGTGGAAACAGAAAGCTCGCCACTGGTTGTTCTTACTGTCCTTTCAAGTTTACCTGCTGGCCCGGAGTAAGAACATTCCTGTACTCAAGTGGTCCCAGATATTTAACAGAGGTGTTTAATGAGCCGAAGGTCACGGAAATCCAAGCACAGCAACTTTAGATCGGGGTTTGAGGAAGATGTCGCACAGAAGTTACAACCATTTGGCTTTAGTTACGAACCGTTCCAAGTGGACTACCGGATCGAACGAAGGTATACACCGGATTTTGTCTACGAGCGTAACGGACGAGCTTACCTCATTGAGTGCAAAGGATACTTTCGAACAGGAGACACGCAGAAGTATCGTTCGGTCTCTAACTGCCTCACGGAATCACAGGAACTCATATTTGTACTGATGAAGCCTAATCAGAAAGTGAGTAAAAGTACCAAACTTACTATGGCTGAGTGGTGTGACAAACACAACATTCTATGGTACAATATAGATACACTTAAGGAGTTGGTTGATTATGTCTCTGACACTAGAAGAAATTAAGGAGCGTCTGTTGCGGTTATACGACCCCGACGATCTTCTGGAAGCACTACAAATCTCTTCTGAGGAACTACTGGACAGATTTGAGGATAAATTTATACGCAGACTCGACGAATTTCAAGAGGAGCTAGAGGAAGAATATGCCGAATGAATGGAACATGACTGAAGACGACTGTGAGAAGCTGCGTAAGAACTGTCAGGAAAGCAGGTCCATAGACGACATTACTAGAGAGGAGTGGGACAAAATGTCTAAGACATTCACAGGCAAACTGTACCACCCTCAGGACAATCACGATCCTGTAGCACAGCCAGATCACTACAACAAGGGAGCCATAGAGGCCATTGAAGCAATCAAGGCGTCTATGCACCCACAAGAGTACAAGGGATACCTCAAGGGTAACTGCCTGAAGTACCTGTGGCGTTACGAGTACAAGAACGGCATAGAGGATCTACGGAAGGCTCGTGTCTACCTAGAGTGGTTAATTAAGGAGGTCGCCTTGTGAAGATCATAGAAGGGAAGTTTGGTAGAGACACAGAAGAAAAAGAGATAACAACGGCTGAGTTTCTGACGGCTTTTGCCGCTAAGGCTCAGATACAGGAGACTGCAGGTAACAAACCTAAGGTTATAGTGGTAATGTACGAGGATGGTCAGCTATTTGAAGTAGCGTCCAACGAAGAGTACCCCGATGGGGTGTACATGTTACTACAGTTAGCATCCCAAGCCATACTTAACGAGACACTAGGAGTAACAGAATAGATGGACGCATATCAACAGTACATACACAAGTCACGGTACGCTAGGTACTTACCAGAGGAGCAACGCAGGGAGACTTGGGAAGAGACAGTTAACAGGTACATCAACTTTTGGGTAGACCGTGGACACCTCAACGACTTTGACGTATCAGAGATATTCAAGGCAATCCATGACCTAGACGTAATGCCATCCATGCGAGCACTAATGACCGCTGGGAAGGCCTTAGATCGTGACAACGTAGCAGGGTTTAACTGCAGCTACCTTCCTATAGACAGCCCTAGATCATTTGATGAACTCATGTACGTACTTCTTTGTGGAACCGGCGTAGGATACTCAGTAGAGCGACAGTACATCTCTAAGTTACCAGAAGTTGCGGAGGAATTCCATGCCACAGACACAGTTATCCATGTTGCGGATTCAAAGATCGGATGGGCGAAATCGTTTAGGGAACTGGTATCACTGCTCTATTCAGGTCAGCTTCCAAGGTGGGACGTTAGTAACGTACGAAGCGCAGGTTCCCCACTCGCAACTTTCGGAGGCCGTGCAAGTGGTCCTGAACCTCTCGTCGATCTCTTCAAATTTACAACAGAACTCTTTCAAGGATCTGCTGGAAGAAAACTTAGCTCCATTGAGTGCCACGATCTTTGCTGTAAAATAGCATCGTGTATAGTCGTGGGTGGCGTCAGGCGTAGCGCCCTTATCTCACTCTCTAACCTAACTGATGACAGGCTCCGAAGATGCAAGCACGGTCAGTGGTGGGTAGACGAGCCCCAGCGTGGTCTAGCGAATAACTCTGCCTGCTACACAGAGAAGCCTGACTTTGAAGCCTTCTTAAACGAGTGGACCAGCTTGTACGAGTCACGCTCTGGCGAACGTGGCGTGTTTTCTCGTGTCGCTAGTCAGAAGCAGGCGGCTAAGAACGGGCGTAGGAACAGTGAGTGTGATTTTGGAACCAACCCATGTAGTGAAATAATTTTAAAACCGTACCAATTTTGCAATCTATCTGAAGTCGTAGTAAGACCTGAGGACACCCTAGCAACGCTCAAGCAGAAGGTACGTACTGCTACGGTACTCGGTACGCTACAGGCTACCCTGACTGACTTCAGGTATCTCAGGAGCATCTGGAAGACTAACACGGAAGAGGAAGCCCTACTAGGGGTAAGCCTCACGGGTATCATGGATCACCCTCTACTGTCAGGCCGTGGGGACAAGGGTAAACTCAAGCGGTGGCTTACGGAGATGCGTAATGAAGCGATTGTTACTAACGAGAAGTGGGCTAAGAAACTGGGTATTAATCCGTCTGTCGCAATCACTGCAGTTAAGCCTTCAGGCACTGTTAGTCAGTTGGTCGATTCTGCTAGTGGGATTCACCCTCGCTACAGCAGTCAATATGTTAGGCGGGTACGTGCTGATGGACGAGATCCGTTGTGTACCGTCCTAGAGGCCGCTGGAGTCCCGTCAGAGGACGATCTCATGAACCCCAGTACAAAGGTATTCTCCTTCCCTATAGCGGCTCCTGAGGGCGCTGTGACAGCCTCAGACATGGGTGCTATGGAGCAGTTGGATCTGTGGGAGATATATCAGGACTACTGGTGTGAGCACAAGCCGTCCATGACTTGCTACTATAGGGACAACGAGTTTCTGGAGGTGGGACAGTGGCTGTACAACAAGTTTGATAAGGTCTCAGGAATCTCGTTCCTACCTTACTCAGACCATACGTACCAGCAGGCCCCTTATGAACCTGTGGACAAGGCCACCCTCAAGGCACTACAGAAGGGCTTCCCGACCCAGATAGACTGGGACATCAATGAAGCCTCTGACATGACTGAGGGTAGCCAACAGCTAGCCTGTACAGGTAATAACTGTGAGTTATAATTATGTATAAAGCTATATCTTTTATTATTATGGTTCTTACCGCACCCATCTGGATTCCGTTAGCCATCTACATCGGCCTAACGTACCACTGGGAGGATACGGTCCCCTCGCAAGAGGACCTAGACCGAGCCTAAACGAAAAAGATAGTGCCGTAGCGTTTCTCAGCTACATGACCCTCTACTTCCTGTGGTGTACTAGCGGCATCATAGGGAGTAGAGATTCCCTTAGACTGCATAGACTTCACTCGTTCTTTCTGAGAGTGTCCTAGGCAGTGGTAGTCGATAGGCGTGTACTCTACTGTGTGATCGTCTTTATCTTTCTTCATCTTTTCCTCCTGCTGTTAACATTCCTGTCTTTACTACGTTACTACTTACGTTCATGTAGTCTTCTAACTTAGCGGTCCCTTTGTAGTCTCTGAGAACTCTTGCTTGGTAAGCCGTATCGCTCTCACCTTTGTTCCTAGAGATCCCTGTAAGCTCTTCTATTTTAGACAAATCAGTTGGGCCTTTTTTGCCTCCTGATTCTCCTTTTTCTTGTTTTTTACCTATGTCAAAAGACCTTATAGGTGTCGCCGTGAGGTGTGCGTTCCCTCCTGCTGGGTTCATGCCAAACATATCGTGACCGTCAGAAATCATAGTGTATACTTTATTGTTGTTTATATCTATAGCAATCCAATCGTTTACTCCACCTAAGTCTTGTGCAGTAGAAACGTGATTATCTGAGAAGGAGTAAATACCGTTCCCTCTGTCTTTTAGTGTAACTGGCTTGGCGTCTTTGAAAAAGTTAAGGGCTTGTTGTTGTGCTTTTGTAAGCTCTTTGTTGTTTTTTTGATTACGAATACCTGACCAGTAATTATCTCTGAGTTTTCCCGGAGTTATGTCTTCAGGCAGTTTGTTAAGTGCTTTTGCTCTGTTTACCTTGTCCTTGTGACTGTGCTTCGCTACCTTAATAAACTCCCTGTAAAACTCCAGAGGTTCGGCGTCAGGCATAGCTCCTTTAGCTACTCTCAGCGTGGCTGGACTCTTTAGTGCATTGACAGAAGCAGAGCCTGTACCACCTACGGTTCCCGCGCCTCCTTCTTTGTCTAAGCCCTCTCCTGTTTTAGTTTTACGAATCTGCAGAGAGGTCTCACCCGGAGCATCACTTGTCCCGTGTACGTTGTACAGGTGATCCATTGCTCCATCAACCACGTTGTCTGGAGTGTCGTCATCTATACGCAAGCCGCTCTTGACTCTATCTTTGTTAGCCATGTCAGTCCAATCAGCGGTGTACCTCTGGACTTCTGCGGAGCTACCAGCCACTGTATCAGGATCAGGAGTAGTCCTGTACTTCTGCTGCGTGTCTATCTTTGCACTGGCTTGCATATTACCAGTCACTTCGTTAAACGACCCAGCGCCTTCTCCTGCCTTAGTTACG